CCTGATAACCTTAAAGTCGGTGGAAGTTTATACTTAAGAGATACTAAAATAACCTCTCTGCCTGATAACCTTAAAGTCGGTGGAGATTTAAACTTAAGAGATACTCCAATAACCTCTCTGCCTAATAACCTAGAAGTCGGTGGAGATTTAAACTTAAGAGATACTCCAATAACCTCTCTGCCTAATAACCTAGAAGTCGGTGGAGATTTAAACTTAAGAGATACTAAAATAACCTCTCTGCCTGATAACCTAGAAGTCGGTGGAAGTTTATGCTTAAGTGTCACTCCAATAACCTCTCTGCCTGATAACCTTAAAGTCGGTGGAAGTTTAAATTTAATGAATACTAAAATAACCTCTCTGCCTGATAACCTAGAAGTCGGTGGAAGTTTATACTTAAGTGACACTCCAATATCTAAAAAATACTCAAAAGAAGAAATAAAAAAGATGATTAAAGATAGAGGAGGAAATATTAAATTACAAATTTATATATAAAAAATTATCAACAAATAGTATATATTTATAAAAACAAGCAGGTTATGACAATAATTACGTTAACACAGGAATCACTAATGAATAAGCTCTTTTGTAGCTTCACGCCCAAAGAACGACTCGAAGAAAGACTAGCTGAGATAAGCAGTGAGTATAAGATCCTATATAGTAAGATCTTTGTGCTTGCATCTCCTGAGTCTGATGAGTACATGTGCACATACAATATTGAGGTAGAAGGGTACGAGACTAGAATGCTCAATAATACGATCCTGCTTCACAGAAAGAAAGAGACAAATACTCTCTATACAATAAATGCGCTGAATACCTTGATCATGACCTTAAACAATGGCATGATGGACAACAAGTTTCCTATAAACTGGCCTGAGTATAGAAACTCAGTGCTCCTCACTCAAGGCAGCGAGTTCAGGAAGTTAAATACTATCCTGCATAAAATAATTGCTACTTCGTAGATCTATTTTCCCAGATCGATCTTAATTAGTATATTCAATTATAAACAAATAGTTTCAAATATGGCAATTGATGTAAATGCGCTCAAGCAACGACTTGCGGCGCTACAAAATCCAAAAGGCGCAAAGGGAGATCAACCCAAGACACTTTGGAGAGCAGCAGTAGGAAAGCACTCGGTGAGAATACTCCCGTCTGTTTTCGACAAGACAAATCCGTTTAAAGAGATCTTTATCTACTACGGGATCAATAACAAGACAATGATGGCTCCTTCATGCTATGGTGAGAAAGACCCTATAGCGGAATTCACGCAGAAGCTACGCAAGACATCAGTTAAAGAAGATTGGCAGGCCGCAAGAAAGATGGAGCCAAAGATGCGGGTCATGGTACCAGTCATTGTACGTGGAGAGGAAGACAAGGGTGTTATGCTTTGGGAATTTGGTAAGCAGGTTTTCATGGAGCTTCTGGCAATCATGGAAGATGAAGACGTAGGCGATTATACAGATCCTATTTCTGGTCGTGATATCACAATAGAGACCACATCCCCAGAACAGAATGGTACCAATTATAACCAGTCTAAAGTTCGAGTTCGTGGCAAAGTTACTCCGCTATCTGAAAAAGAAGCGGATGTTAAGAAATGGCTTACAGAGCAACCAAATCCTCTAGAGACATATAGGCATTATTCCTATGATGAAATGAAAGCTGCATTGCAAGCACATCTCAATCCTGAAGAAGAAGCTGAAAAGGTAGATATTGTAATAACAGCTGATAATGCTCCAGAGATTCCAGGTGGAGACCTTCCATGGGAAACACAGGAAGAAAAGCCAAAAAAGAAAGAGACCAAGACAGAGACTAAATCATTCTCACTGAGCACACAGAAAAGCAAAGCAGACCAAGACATAGATGATTTGTTTAATATTTAATTAATATAAAGGTTTCATGGCAAAAGCTGAAAAGAAAGAGAGCCTCAACGGGGCTCTCTCTACAGCCATCAAAGGCGAATTTAATCTGGACAAATTCAAAAAGTCCAAAAACCTATCAAGCACATCTGTAAAATTCAAGGAGACGAGGTGGATGCCACTTTCTAAGGCATTCAGTGATACTCTCCAGATTCCGGGCATACCAATAGGACATATTACACTTTTAAGAGGACACTCAGACACTGGCAAGACTACAGCATTATTAGAAGCAGCGGTGCAAGCTCAAAAGATGGGCATACTCCCGGTGTTTATAGTCACCGAGATGAAATGGTCTTGGGAGCATGCAAGGTCAATGGGTTTGCAATTTGATGAGGTCGTCGATAAGTCAACGGGAGAAGTAGTTGACTATAGCGGCTTCTTCATATATGTAGACAGGGAGAAGATGCAGTGTGTAGAGGACGTAGCAGGATTCATGGCAGATATCTTAGATGAACAAAAGAAAGGCAATCTTCCATATGATATGTGCTTCTTTTGGGACTCAGTTGGATCAATACCATGTCGCCTAAGCATAGAAAAATCCACTAATAATAATGAGTGGGCTGCAGGTGCTATGTCGACTCAATTTGGCAACTTCATCAATCAACGTATCATTATGTCGAGAAAGGAGAGCCAACCCTACACCAATACACTTGTAGCAATAAATAAAGTTTGGGTAGCAAAACCAGATAATCCAATGGGACAACCAACTTTACAAAATAAAGGAGGTAATACTATGTGGTTTGACTCTACTCTTGTAATCACTTTCGGGAATATTTCAAAGGCGGGGACTAATAAAATAAAAGCTACAAAAAATGGAAAAGACGTGGAATTTGCTAAGAGAACTAGAATTTCATGCGATAAAAATCACATAACTGGAGTTACAGCTGTAGGCAAAGTTATAATGACAGTGCATGGTTTTATTGACGATTCTCCATCAGCGATAAGTAAATATAAAAATGAATATTCGCATGAGTGGATAAAGGCGCTAGGTTCTGAGATATTTGATATTGTAGAAGAAGCGGATCCATCAAAAAATGATATATTTGATACTGAAGATTCTTAAAAATCAAGTATTTATTATAGATAGAAAGTTAGGGCAATTAACTATCTATAATAAACTTATTGGACTCTAGAATCATTGGTCATTGCCCGACCTTTGACTTCAATGAGTCCATTTTATTTTATGGATTACTTAAAAATATATAATAGATTAGTCTGCAAATGTAAATTGGAGAAAAGAACAAAAAATAAAGAGGTTTATTACGAGTCTCATCACATAGTGCCAATATGTTTGGGAGGAATTGGTGATAAAAGAAATACAAACAATAAAAATATAGTTTTATTAACTATTAGAGAGCATATATTAGCGCACTGGTTATTACATAGAAGTTTTCCTGAAAATAAAAAATTAACATATGCTTTTCATTTAATGTGCATTAAAGATAAAAATACAGGTAGACGTAATATAAGAATATCAGTAGAAGCTAAACAATGCTATATTGAGAGTATTAAAAATAGAATTCCATGGAATAAAGATAAAAAATTTCCACATAAAGTAAATTCAGGATCATTTTTCATTGGAATGAATACGTGGAATAAAGAATTAAAAACATCAGAAAAAACTAAAATTGCACAAAGTGAATCTGCTAAAAATAGGCCTTTGGCCCAATGTCCGCATTGTAAAAAAATAGCAAATAAGAGTAATATGATCCAGTGGCATTTTGATAATTGTAAATATAAAAAGTAAAAATCTAATATGGCAACTAATTATCAAGATATCCTCGATTCTTTGACGAACGAGAAGGAGGACTTGAGCGTAAACTCAAAGGTCTTCATAGTGGACGGGTTGAATAATTTTCTGAGGTCCTTCGCAATGATCCAGCATGTGAACCCAAGTGGACAACACATAGGCGCGCTCACTGGATTTCTCAAGTCGATGGCATATGGGATGAGACTGATAAGGCCAACACGTGTCATAGTAGTATTTGATGGCCGCGGTAGCTCAACAAATAAGCGTTACCTCTATCCTGAGTACAAAGCAAATAGGGGCGTAAAGAGAATCACAAACTGGGATATGTTTGATTCTCAAGAAGAAGAGTCAGATGCGATCAAAAACCAACTTATAAGGCTCGTAGACTATCTTAAATGTCTTCCCATAGATCTACTATCCATAGATAAAATAGAGGCAGATGATGTCATAGGATACATCGCAAAGCGCTTAGGAAAGGAAGTAACAATAATGTCATCTGACCGAGATTACCTTCAGCTTGCATCAGATAGAATTAGCATATACTCACCTACAAAAAAGAAATTTTATTCTCCTAAAGACGTATTGAAAGAATATGAAGTAACATCGCATAATTTTCTTACGCAGAAGGTATTGCTTGGAGACAAGGGCGATAATGTTCCTGGAGTAAAGGGATTAGGTCCCAAGACTTTATTAAAACACTTTCCAGAGTTAGGAGAATCATATACTATTGATCTAGGACATATCTTAGAGAAATGCAAGGACAGTAAAGTCCCAATGTTACAAAAGATATATGATTTCAGAAGTCAACTTGAGATCAATAAAAAATTGATGGATTTAGATGAACCCAACATACCAGAGGAGTCAATAAAAGAAGTTGATAATATGATGGCAAATCCAAATAAGGGGTATTATCCTACAGAGTTTACAGAGATGTACGAAGAAGATCAATTAGGACAGAGTATTACAAATCTACCTACGTGGCTATATACAAATTTTAAGTTCTTAGAATCTTGTAATCAATAAAAATAAATAAAAAGTTATGGCTCAATTAAACACGCTTAATGCGTATGGTAGTGGTTTTCAAATAAAAGTCTTAAGCTCATTGTTAAAGCACAAAGAGTTTCTTCAAACAATCCACGATGTAGTAGAACCAGAGATGTTTGATTCTCCAGCAACTCAGTGGATAGTCAAAGACATTCTAAAGTATTATTACAAATATCATACCACTCCATCACTAGAATATCTTCAGATAGAAGTCAAGAAGATAGATAATGAGGTCTTGAAAATATCAGTAGCAGAGCAACTAAAAGAGGCGTTAAAGACTGCAAATGAAGACAAGATCTATATCGAGCAAGAGTTCTCAAGCTTTTGCAAGAATCAACAACTAAAGAAG